CTCGGTCTTGTTGGAAGGCTTTACGCTCTTCCGCTAATGTTTGGCTCTTCTTGGTGTAGTCGGCCTGGCGCGAGTAACCGTTCTGAAGCTCATCAAGGCTAACCTCTACGTTTTCACCATTTATTTTTACGGTGAATGTTTCGGCTTGCTCTGGTTCGCCCTCGTCCTCGTCGTAGTCGTCATCCAGGTCTTCGGCATCATCGTCTTCTGAGTCGAAGTCCTCTTCGGATTCTTCAAACTCAGCGCCCTCAAGTGCCTCGCCCCCCTCTAGGGACTCGTCAACGTCGCTTGAATCTTCGGCTTGCCCTTCGGGTTCCATCAATTTAGCGATAGCAGCCTGGGCGTCGCCCAAGGTGCCCCCCACATATGGGGTTTGTTCATTACTTATTTTATCACTCATCAGTTATTCCGCTGTTTTGCGAAAGCAATCTCGTCGGCTGCTGCGCGCATCCGCACAACGATATCGTCGAGAGCTTCCTGTTTTTGATGTAAGCGCTCCCGCATGACGGGGTCACGTTCCTTGCACCATTGCTCGAAGAAATCGAGCCTTAGCATTTCGATGAGCTCGGCAAAGTCTTCGTCGTCTGCCAAGCGCTGTATGTTGAGAAGCGAGTTATGCGACAGGGGCATTCGGCACCTGTTGTTGCGCGGCCAGCTGCCTTACGAGCTCGCGGTCGCGATCGGCGTTAGCGCGAATTGACGCCACATCGACCTGCGCGCCATACCGGGCGTTCATCTCCGCTGCCTTGAGCACCAAGTTGGCCTCACTCTCGTCACGCCTGCGGTCGTCCTCGCGAATCATCTTTTCGCGTTCAAGCTCTAGCTCTGCTTTCTTCTTTTCTATATTTGCGTTGATCTCAGCCATCTGCACCTGGATCAGCTGCGCCTCTATAGGTGGTTCCTGTGGCGCTGGTGGTGTCGGCGGCTGCTGACTTGGGTCTTTGAAGAACCGCTGCGGGTCTTTGAAGCCAGATACTTCGAGTATCTGCACCAAGGTCTGGTAATAGTTCTCAACGCTGACCAATGGGTTCTCTGGGCCAAGTTGCTGCAATAGCTGCTCTTGCTTGTCGGCGACCTGCTGCAGCATCTGCATACGCTCAACGTCGCCGCCCTTGCCTAGCGCCACATTGCTGACGACGTCCATGTCGGCATTCCAGCGATCAGGGCTCATGGGCACAAACGTGTTGCGCAGCCTGATCATCCGCGGCTTATCCATGTGCTTGATGATCAGCTGCAGCAAGCCTTTGTAGAGCCGCGTCATGCCGCCATCGGCGAACAGCCTGGCAATCATCTCGGTGCGCTGCTGAGCGGCGCCAATCGTCTGCTGCACGGCCATAAGCGTGCTGCTTTGCAGTGCGCTTGGGTCTAGGCCATCAGCTGCCTTGCTCACGCCGGTGCGGTTCTCACGCATCTGGTCGAGGTAATCGAGCATCGGGAAGGCTTCTTTGCCAACAAAGGGCAAGTTAAACGGCACAACAGCGCCAGGCTGACGCATACGAATCACGCCGCCGGCTTCGTTATTCATCACGTCTTCTAGGCTCGCTTGGCCTTCAACAATGCCCACCCTGGGGTGCGTGCTCATCGCCAGACTATCTAGGCTTGCTCGCAGCACGGCAGTCTTGATGCGCTGTATGTCCATCGTCAGGTCAGCGATCGACATGCCAAACATTGCATGCGGCTCTGGATCTGGGCAAAAGAACGCAAACGGCACCATGTCAGTCGGCTCATTGCGCAAGATTTCGTAGTTGGGGCCAGCGCAGCAAATGCGTCGAAGTTCAGCTACGCCATCACCGTCCGTATCGATCTTGGCGTATGCCTCGACATAGAGAACGCGGCGCACCATCTCTGAGTTTTCAAATGAGCTTTGCTGGTAGCGCTCGCGAGCCTCGACGTTAAAGAGCTCGAAGTCTGTGTCGCTGGTGGTGGCGTATTGTTCGATCTCGTCGGCGTCGTAGCCAAGCTCGACCATGTCAGAGATTGTCAAGTACGCGCGGTGCGCGACCAGGTCAGCGTCTTCCAGGCTGCGAGCATTGCGGTTGATGACGATCTCTTCGGGGGGCACCGACTCAACCTTAATTTTGCCAATCTTCTTGCGGTGCGTGACGCGAACGGAGTGCATCGCCTCTGGGTTGTCGCTAGACGTCATGCTCTTGAGCATGTCGATCTCAACGTCTGGGTTGCTGTTAAGCGCCGCCAGGGCTTCATCGTCTAAGTTTTCGAGCTCGTAGCTCTGCGTCTTTTCTGACTCGTCGTAGCAGTATTTGATAAAGCCAGAGCCCTTCACCAGCGCGTCTTTCATCGTCGCGTAGATGATCTCGATGTACGACTGATCCTGGTCTTGATTCAGTATGTAGTTAACGTAGTCAGTCGCCTGCTTGGCCATCTCCACGTCTTCAGGGCCAGTAGGCGCGTATTCAACAACGTGATCAGAGCCGCAAAAAATACGCATCAAACTCGGCAGCATCGCCTGTACGGTATCGCGCACGTCCATCGTCTGCGCAGTGCTACGGCCCTCTTCTTCGTTGCCCAGGGGCTCGCCGGCGTAGTATTCCGCTGCGACTGCGCGCTGGGGCGAGATTGTGTTATCGATGAAGTCCACGGCATCTTCGATGGCAAGCGTGATGGCGGCTTGGATCTCTTCTGCGTCCATGCCCATGTCTTCTTCGATGAATTCGTCGTCGTATAGTTCGGCCATTAGAGCAGCCCTCTAGGTTGCTGCTCATCCATTTGTGCAAGCATGGTCGCAGCGACAGTGATTGGTACGCCGTAGCGCTTAGATATTTCGATTAGGCGCGGATCAAAAATGACGTAATTGCTTGTCTTTTCGCCTGGCGAGAAGCGCGTCTGAGCGTCTGCGTATTTGATGCCTTTAACGCCTGCTTCTTTCAACAGCTGCGCTGCGCGTTGATTGAACTTTTGCGGCAACTTGGCGCGCTCGTCCATTAGGGCATCGTATTTTTGTGCTGCAGTTTCACCCTTGGGGTCGGTGTATTTGCGATAACGACCTGGAATTTCGTATAGCTCCATAATCTTGGCTTGCTTCGACATCTCAGCATTGATTTTTTTAACCTCTGCATCGCGAGACATGCGCAAATTGCCAGTGATCTCTGCTAAAGCCTCGTTACCAAATCGGTCTACTGGCTTTCCATCTACCATCGGAGGCTCAAAACCTTCTGCTAACAAACCTTGATATAGCTCGTCCGTTTCTTTGTTAACCAGCGGAGAACGTGAGGACTTAATTGCTTGGTTTACTCTGCGCTGCAAGTCAGGGGATTGCTGCGAAAGAGGTTTGTCGTAATCCAAAAGCTCGCTAGGATCAGCGTCTACTTCGACCTCGTACATGCTGCCTTTCATGTCGTTTTGATAACGAGATACAGCGTCCGCAATTTTTGACTTTGGGACAGACCTAAACTCAATGCTGGCACCTTGAATTATGTCGGCCATTTGCGTCGGAGATAGGTCGGGCGAAAGATTTGCTGCATCAAATATCACGCCAGAAAAAGTGCGCAGCGACTCGTCGCTCAAACTTTCGTCAATGCCTGCTTCTTTCAACGATCTTTTTTTATCCAAATTTTTGGATCTCAAGGCATCACGATAAGACCTAGCCGTGCCTTCTCTCTCTGCCAAGTAATGGCCGTAGCCATAAGCCTGCGCACCTTCGCCAGAGCCAATGGCTTTGTCTGAAAATTCGTCGAATTGGTAAGGCGAGCCATGAAACGCGCGTATCTTTGCGGCTTGCTGGATGGCGCGAGGCGCTTTCAGTGCGCCAGCAACACCAACGCCAACGGCTGGGATCGCATAAGCGGCGTCGCCTAACAAACCCAGCCCCTGCAGGCCAGAATCTAAGTAATTGCCCTGCTCAAAGTTTTCGGCCATCGATGTGCCATCAGCAAGCAAGCCCTGCTGCAGCGTTTCGTTCGCTGCGGGCATGCGACCAGCTTGACCAGCGGCATCAGTAGCACCAAAGCCTGGAGCCATACTTGCGCCAAAATACGCAGCCTGCGCCGGCGTGGGAGTCGCAGCCCTAGCCGCGTTAGCCATATCCTGCGTCTCTTGAGCACGCAGCTGAGCGCTCTGATTTAGGAAATCAAGCAGACTCACTTCTTCTTGCTTGGCTTCTTAGCAGGCGACTTCTTATAGAGCATCTTGGCGATGTCATTTGCAGCGTCTTGCACGCCACCTGGGCCGCGTCGATAGGATTTTTGGTCTGTATGCGCCACTCGAGCCCCCATATGTACCGATTTTATGGGGTCTAATTTTACCAGCTAGGTAATTGACAGCCCTCGCCTGAGCGGTTTCTGCCAGCTGCTAGCCGCGCTCATCACGCCGCTGAGCGTCATCGCATCACTGGCAAACGTCAGGCACAAAGAGTCAGCCAGGTCAGGCGAGCGCAGCCCGCGCTTACGCATTTGGTCTTTGCTCTCCAGCTGCATCTTGCCGCTTGATGTGAATTTGTACTTGGCGCTGACGAGCTCGGCGAGCAGGTCGTCGTCTTGCGGGATCGAGCAATCGCGGGCCTCTAGCCAGGCTTTCACCTTAAACCAGAGCTCGGCGCGCAGGTTTATGTAAGTCGCCTTGGAGCTCGGACTCTCGCTGGTATTGATGCCTACGGCCGGCAGGCC